GTCCAACGGCAGAGACAGGAGACTTAAAATCTCTACAGTGTGGGTTCGACTCCCATCACTCCTATCTACATAGTTCAGGTGTTTTTTATTGCCGATGAAAACAGATGAAGTACTGGGTCATCCACTATGGATGCTACCAGTAATGTTACTAGCAATTCTAGTAATGATAGAAGGTTTACATACTTCAGCACATCTCCATCAAGAGATGGATGTACACGGTATTTGCAGACAGAACAAGGAATATATTGAGAGTATAGAGGAAGAAGATTATTAAATTTTATTGGTATCATAAGGATTAATTATTAAGGTTCGGACTACCGTACAATTGTAAAGTTGTGTAAACTTAATGTTTGCTATATAATTATGTACGTAACAATTCTTAACAAAAGAATGACAAGTTCAACCGCAAAGTATGTCACCACCGAAGATGGTGGAAGACAAAACATGTTCGCAGCAGAACCTCAAATCGAGGTTATCAACGTGAACTATTGGGAGAACGCAGAGTTAACTAATGGTCGCCTTGCGATGATTGGATTCTTTGCAGCAGTACATAACTACATCTTATTTGGTGCAGTTATTCCTGGCATCTTCTAAGACCTACAGGTCTCTTACACCCCCTCAATGAGGGAACTTTCTAACCCTATTAAATCTAACGAAAGGAGTTTAAAACAATGACACCAGAAGCAGAAAAGTTTAATGGCTGGATGGCCATGATTGGTTTCGTAGCAGCAATGGGTGCTTACGCAACTACAGGACAAATTATTCCAGGTATCTTCTAATGACAAACGAAGCAATCTTTCTAAGAGCACAAGGACGTGCTGCAATGTTAGGAATTTGGTTCTTCGGACTTTCCTATGCAATCACAGGACAACTCATTCCAGGTATCTACTAATGACAAATGAAAACAATAACAAGCAAGTTGACTTCTCCATCGCTGAGAAGTGGAATGGTATTGCTGCTATCGTTGGCTGTGTCGCAGCTTTCACTAGCTACACTTTCACTGGACACATCATTCCTGGTATAGTGTAAATTTTTTACGCTAAAACTTAACAAAACTAAATACTTACTCGTAGTTTATCAGCGAACTCTAATAAAATGGGCGACTTTATAGCCGCAACAGACAGTATATCCCCTCTAACAGCAATCCTATGGTGTTTTTACCCCATAGGTGCTTTAGTTTTGATTGAATTAATTCTTCGTGCCATCAGTAATGATGACGACGATGATACGGGTGGAGGTAAGGGTATGCGAGTCCAAGAACCCGTTTACGCTACAGTTCCATCAGGTGCTTGACTAAGGGTAGAAATACCTATATACTCTTAGAGTATTTTTACCTAGTCAAATGCCACAAACTATCTTTATCGCTATTTTAGGAATATACGTTTACTACAATGGAGCCATCAGTTCTCTCGTATTTCAATAACATATTAATATCTACTCCAGCAGAAGCACACGGTCTGTTGGAGTTTGGATTCTTTCTAGTGGTAGGTGTTACTGCTGGATCACTGGGGATAATATAATGATTGAGATGCTGGCCCATTGTACCCCTGAACTATTCGTTGCCGTGGTAACCACTGGCACGGTTATGATATTAGTTGCAATTACAATTTTGGATGACAGATGGAAGAACAACAAATAGAATTAAGAGAACAGGCAATTAAGATCCTGTACAAGAATTTCGGACAAGATGATACAATATATGCATGTGCTGATGAGTGGTGTAGGAAGCAAGTAACCACTGCAGGACTTGTCAATTACTACAAGGCGTATTATAATCAGATCAAAGAAACTGCTAAATTATGATACCTAATGTAAAATTTAATTTTAAAGGTGATGGTGGTCCATTGATTAAGACCTCTCAAGATCTTTTTGATAATAAGAGAGTAGTTTTATTTTCTTTACCTGGTGCCTTTACTCCTATATGTTCTACTAAAATGCTTCCTGCATATGAGAACCTATACTTAGAGTTTGAATCACTTGGAATTGATGAAGTCTATTGTATTGCAGTCAATGATTGTTTTGTAATGGATGCATGGGCAGAGGATCTCTTTATTAAATATGTGAAGTTGATTCCTGATGGTAATGGAGACTTTACCAAAGGTATGGGAATGTTAGTTTCTAAGAGTAATCTTGGATATGGTAATCGTTCATGGCGTTATGCTGCAGTGATTAATTCTGGTGAGATTGAGTGGTTAAACTCAGAACCTGGAATGAAATCTAATGCAACAGAAGATCCATATGAACTTACTAAACCAAGTAAAGTTCTCGAATATTTAAAATCAGTTGCTAAATAGTAACCCATTTATATTGAATCATGAAAATTAATTTTAATGCAATTGCAAATGCAATTAGTATTGCTTCAGGAGTAACCCTCGCTGGTATTATCGGTGTTGGATCTTACGTCTATTTAAATAAGGATGCAATCATCGAAGACATCAAAGAACAGGCAATCGAATCTGTGATGGGTGGAGTTGGTGGTGGTGCTGCTGGTGGAGCACTTAAGTCCCTTCCATTAGGAACTAACGATCTTGCTCCTGTTCCTAGTCCTGATCAAGCTGCTGCACCTAGTTTTGTAGGTGAGAATGCTGCTGCTGGTGGACCTGTACAGTTCTAAGACACATATATAGGTATAGAGACTTTAGATCTATGCCTGAAGAATTAAAAGAAGAAGTCAAAGAACCTGAAGAAAAGAAGAGTGTCTTTGGTAAGATCAAAGATAAGATTCTTCCAGATCAAGACGAACAAGCTGCTATCATTAGTACATTTGTTCGCCTTGGTGTTCTTGTTTGGAGCGGAGGAATTTTGACTTTGAACTATGTGGCAATTCCAGGAGTGCCACAACAGAAAATAGATCCGACTTTTATAGCTTCGGTTTTTACTGGAGTTTTAGCTAGCTTCGGAATTCAGACCGCTTCTAAGAAGGGTGACGGAACTATGAAGATGGATGCTGCTAAAGCTGCTGCTGCAGCAAATGGTAATGGTGGGACTGTTCAGACAATTAGAATTCAACAAATGCCGTTGAAAATTATTGCTGCTGATATTCCCGATACATTAGATCCAAAGAAAGATCAAAAACCACCAACAGTATAAATAAGTTATACTAGTTGATTTACAAAAGGAAGTAAAGATGGCACTTAACGACCCAACATTAGCAAGAGTAAGAGACATTGCTGCTAAAGTGAAAGCAGGTACTACAGTATCTACTATGGACCTTACATGGGCACAGAAGCAAGCTATCCATGATGATGTTGCTGCTGCTGACCTACAAGCTGCTGGAAAATATATTGAACCTAAGGATCAATAAGTCTCTACTAATGTTTTAATAAAAATAAATCTCTCTTCACATTTGTGAAGGGGATTTTTTTATGCTAATATATATTGTATAGTATCGAGGTAAGGTTATGTCGTGTGGTAACCCAATAAAACATAAGATTAAAGACCTGTTTGACAAAGCAGTTGATCTAGATAAAAAGATCTTGGAGAAGATAGAAAAGAAATTTAATCTGTCTCCATATCAGAGCAAGTGTGCTAACGCAGTACTTGGATTTATTATAGGAGCAATAGTATTATGATAGAACTTTTTATTCTCATCGCAGTCATTTATGGCGTAAGTTATGGGTTGAGAATATACCGTCATCTACCGTCAGCGAGTCCAGACAAGAAGTAGTAGAAATTACCTAAGTCAGACTAAATATTAGGGTAGTACGGGATTGAAACAATCATGCCCCTGACTAAACAAAGACATTATACTATCGGTTATCACGATAAGGAACAGCATCACTATGAGATATGTGAATATGCCATGAGTGCATATGAAGCAATAGAACATAGTAAAGAGGATGTATCCTATCTAAGGGAACATCCTCATTTTATTGACTATTGTAATAACGAAGAGGTTGATAACATCTCTCGTCTTATGGAAGCAGGTATCCCAATGGGACACTAGCTATGACAACAATAACCAAATACAAACACGAAATTATGTGGTGGATGAGTAGACTCACAATAATGATTTGTTCATTATTTTTATCTTTTTCATTAGCAGCATCAGCATATGCTGCAGATATTCAAATGGGTGCTAATGGCAACCTAATATTTGAACCAAATGAAGTCACCGTTAATGTTGGTGACACAGTTACATTTACTAATGGGGATTTACCTCCTCACAATGTAGTATTCCTTGACAACCCAGAGTTGTCACATTCTGATCTAGCATTTTCACCAGGTGAATCATTTAATGTTACCTTTACTGAAGCAGGTAATTATGAATTCCAATGTGAACCTCATGCTGGTGCAGGTATGAAGGGTGTTATTCACGTAGAGTAAGAATTTATGTTATCAACCCAATATCGTTTGCGTCTAGAAGCTATCTGTAAAGATATTGCTGCTGGAACTGAAGTCAGTCTAGAAGATATGATCTGGGCAGAGAAGTTGTCAAAAGCAAACACCGCAGCAAGAGGTATGTTAAACACTGCAAGAAAAATTAGTAAAGACCCTACTGATTCTTTTCTGAATAGCTTGAATTTAGGAGACCCCGATTCAAGCAATCATCGTAGGGGTTTTGGAGATCCACAAGATGTTGTGGACTGGTTCCATCAAGAACGATCTGACGATTGGAGGCAAAGAGATTGAGCGAAGTAGTTTGGTCAATCAATATAATGATAGGTATTCTTCTAGTCTCTGTAGGGATTGCTATTTACTACATATTCATGTATGATACATGGTATCCTAATGAGCACGGAGAAAACATTGAAGGATCTGAAGGTGGATGCACACATAGCAGTGCTGCACACTAAAGTAAATGCTCTTGAAGAGAAACAAAAAGAATTAACTCAGCGTGTACGTGCGAATGAGAAAGTAGTTGCTGCTGCTACCCTGTTGGGTACAGTGGCAATTGCTGTTATTGGGGCAGGATATTTTGCACCTAAGGCAGAAGCAAATCAATTCCCTAGTGCAGGTGAAGCAATACAAAGAATGAGAGAGTGGGAAGCAGAGAAGACAAGAACTGATCCTGAAGACTCTATAAATAATGCACTAGCTGAAATGGAGACTGACAATGGGAGCGATGATACCCCCAAGCAGGAAGAGTTGTTACAACTTCCGAGTTACCAAGATAGACAAGGTGCTGGACGGAGACACGATAGATGTCACCATAGATCTTGGATTCGATTTATACAAAAAAGAACGGGTAAGGATTGCTGGAGTGGACACCCCAGAGAAGAGGACGAGAGACTTAGAAGAGAAGGCCCTTGGTATAGACGCAACTAATTGGTTGAAGGGTAAACTCACTGAGACTATTAAAGGAGATGATGAACTTACTATCAGAACCGAACTCAAAGGTGGCGTGGGTAAGTATGGTAGGCTTCTTGGTTGGTTATATGTTGGCGAAGATAATGTATCGTTAAATGAAAAGATGATTGAAGAAGGATATGCATGGTCATACGATGGTGGTACTAAGCAAAAGAATTTTGAGGATCTGCGACAGATACGTAGAGCACATGGCACACTAATGGAAGGATAAGGCACTAAATGTAGCCTGGGACACCTAAATGGGGTATAAACTACTAGTTTTAACAAATCTTATTGCTAAATAACTACGCATAACTTTCGATTAAGGGTATGAAAAAAGCATTCTTGCTTTTTGGAATGATTTTGATGAGTTCTCCGCTTGCAGCGAGGGCAGATTTAACATCTAGATTCACATCGAGTGTTCAGCTACAAGTTAATGCTGCTGCAACACAGATGCAGAGAGTGGGAAACTCTTATAGTATATCTGGTACAAATATAGATACAACTGATGGTACGACAGCTAACACAGTGAGTGCTGGCACTATTGCCAATGGTATCTACGGACCTGGTACTATTAGTGCTACCCAAGATGATCCAGGTGAGGCGTTCAGCTTCTCAACTGCGTTCACTCAAGGTGATGCTCTGGTAACATCTGCTCCTTCAGTAGGTGCTGTTAGTGCATTAAGTAACCAGTTGTCTACCGCAGCTGGCTCCGCAGGAGACTTGGCTGGAACTGTAAATTCGCAGGGTGCTTTGACTGTGACAGCTGGTGGAGCTGGCACAATAGCTACGGGACAATTCGTAACAGAATTACAGATGGACTAGGAGCCATGAAAAGGCTTATAACTATATTACTGTTGTTAGGTAGTGCAGGTGCTGCAAGAGCAGTACCCGTGGTCCCAAATTTCCAGCAGGGCTCCATGACGAGCCACACTGAGACCGAATCAACGGTCACTGAAACTATAAACTCAATTGACTTTAGGACAGGATGGGAATACAGCGTAACTGGGGTAGGAGTAGACAACAACGGACAGGCTTTAAATCCCCCAACATCAACGTCAACCGTGACGTTAAATCCGAGTGTGGGAACGGGAGAAGGAGCAATAACAGGAAGTGTAACTTCTTCGTTCGATGCCTTAGACATGTCAGCAACAAACAACTTCACGATCCACGAACCTGGTGGAGCCTTTCAATTTACCCAGACGTATCAAGGACCAGGTATGACCAACCAGACCTTGATCCAAAGAGTAACCACTATAAAAAGTGTCACAGATACAACAAGCACGTTTACGCAGTAGGTGGTATACTATTATCATTAGTAAGTCCAACAGCATCATTAGCACAGGGAGTCGGTGGAGTTAGTGCCACTGCAAATCCGATTGCGAACAGTTCTGGAAGTGTCACAAACCAAGCTATACAGGTCCTACAAGGTCCTTATGTAACAAATACTTATGGTGGTGGTGTATCATGTCAAGGTACTACACTTAACATGACACCGTACTTACAGTTTGCAGATTCAAGGAAGCATCCTTGGGAAGATTTTTATAACGAACCACAATATAACTTAGCAGATAACGAAGGTAGAACAGTACAACAACAAGTAACAGTAAAGAACTATCCTTGGGAAGAATGGTATGATGATCGTACCAAAGCAGATGGTACTAGATGGTTTGAAGATGGAGATGATATAACAATTATTCAAAATGTCCCTGCTGGTGATGGTGTACCTGATGCAGTCACTAATGGTGACCTTGCACCTACATGGTACAAACCTGTACGTACAGACATGAGGGCGAATCAGAGTTTCAACCTAGGACTCTCTGCTACGCTTTCAATTCCACTTAACAGGGGTATGCAACGTAAGTGTGCTGAAGCAGCACAACATCAAAATGACTTAGTTGCTCAGACCGTTGCCAACAAAAGATTAGATTTTGAAATCGCAAGACTAAAAAATTGTGGTGAACTTAAAAAATCTGGTATATTTTTCCATCCTAATTCACCATATGCATCCATATGTGCTGACGTTATAGTAACAAATCCAGGTGGTAAGATAACACCACATACACATACGTTCCCACAACCTAATTTTGAAGATCCTTCGTCTGCTTCAGACGTTTCTTCTCAGACTTCATCTTCTTCGCATGATTCTTCGCAAACGGGATCGCAAGAAGACCTTTCTTCAAACGATACTCATTCGTCTTCTTCTCAGATTCAGTCAAACGATAAGGGCTTTTTCCTAGGATTGCGTTTACCTTGGTCATCACCTGCTTCACAGCAGGTTTCACAACCCTCAGGAGCAGATCAGCTAGGGGTTTGGCAAGTAGGGCACTCGATGCAGCCACAGATGCTATCACCGCAGTCGTCGTCACAACCTGAGGACTAGGTAGATACTGTTCTGCTATACCAATGTCCTCATAGAGTGCTACACATATTTTTTTATTAAGGTTGTTAGGATCGGGTTGTAACTCGTGACCAACAACCTTTTCCTTTTCACTAGGTCCAATTGATCCTATTCTTGGATCTAAAGGACCAGGACATTCTGGATCACCTTCTGGTTCTTCTGTAGGAGGTGGTTCTGGTGTCTCAGGTGGTGTAACATCACCCGTATCTCCTGTATCAACACCACCTTCTTGTTCTGGTTGTTCCTGATATATTGTCTCCCACAGTAAACTTCTAGCATCATAGTTAGGTGCGGTAAAGTATGGAGCACCAGCGTCACACAAAGTAGTCTGACCTTTGGGGTCATCGTTAACTAGATTCTTATTACTAGATGGATCTCTCTTAGCATTCTCTTTGTGTACTTTGACACAACCAGGCATATTAACTATAGGTGTACCTGCATTGATAGTTACAGGAACTGCTTGTGGTATTGCTTGTGATGGTTGAGTTACCCAGACACGAACATCTTGTATATTACTATTCCGTATATTTGCAATCCTAGTACCATTAATACTTATGTTATTAATATCACTACCCTGAATCAATGGTATCCCTGTACCATTGACTTCAATTTTTTGAACTGCTTCATTACTATTAGTTGGTATAAAGGGAATGCTCATTTTTCAGCAGCGTATAATGCAAATGTAGAAGTAGTTATAACAGTCATCATGTTTGCTATGTGTTGTTTCACCTCAGAATCACATACTCTACCAGGTATAAAACAACCAAATATAGTTGCTCCTACTATTCCTAACTGGAATAAGATCACAACCCTTATGAGGTTAATGACTTGTTTTTTGGTGTCTTTATTTTGGTTGAACAATGTCACGATAGTTGCCGTTGGGATTAGGACCAAGGTTTGTCACAGGACCAGAACTACTAGGCCATGCTTCTTTAATAGCAGCACGAACCTCCTCCCGAACTACCTGTTGTAGTTCAGTGAGTTCTGCTTCTCTTCTTTTCTGTGGACCATCATTCATATTGTCGATGACATGTCCTCCACCCACAATAGAACCAGTTCCAACTACTGCGGCTGCTGTAATTCCAGTGACCGTATCTCTTAGTTCCATTAGACCTTACTTTTCTATAGTTTATTTATTATGCAAAATGCCTAATCTAATGTATAATAAATATATGTACAAGAAGTAATATTCGGAATACTTTTAATGGGAACCTTCCGTAAGTCTCTTAAGCGTGGAGATACCTCTCGTCAAATTGAGGAAAATCTTAAGAAATTAAACAAAGATTTAAAAAGAACTGAGTCAGTTTTACCTACCGAGTCTGCAGAGACTGAGGGTAAAAAATTTGACTGGAGGAAGGAATTTTTTCCTGCAGAATCTGATCGTGTAACAGATGTTAAACATGCATTAGCAGAAGAAGTAAAAGAATTACGGGATGTTGTAGAAGCAAAAAAAGAGATACGTAATTTACAGAGAGTAGATAAGCATTTAGCAGGAGCAAACGCAGATTTTTATAGACTTCGTGATGAGTTAGTTGAACAGATTAATACTGATTTTAATCTTCGTGAGATTGAAGCAAAGTTAGATGAGATATTAGGTGTCTATGGTAAACTTCATCAAAGAATAGATGAGGGTTTATTAAATGAACCACCAGAGTCTGCACAAAATGGTGATCCATTAGCACCACTTGGTCAGAAGTTTGTTACCTTTGAACAACTTAGGAATCATTACAGTCTATTCATTAATAGAATATCTAAGCAACTCTCCACTCTAGGTGGCGGTGGTGAAGTTAACTTCCGTTACTTGGATGATGTTGATTGGGATGGTGCTGATGATGATGGTAAGTTTTTAAAATATAATCATAGTACAGAGAGATTTGAATTCGCTACCGTATCTGGTGGTGGAGGTGGTGGTGGAAGTATCGCTGGTATTGATACCACAGGTACATCATTCTTTAATAATATAAATGCTGCTGGAGTTGTAACTGCCACAGCATATTATGGTGATGGATCAAACTTAACTGGTATTGCAGGAACAACTATTGCTACCTATGCAAATGTAGCAGGGATTGCAACCTATGCAACCAATGCAGGTATAGCATCTAATGCAACCATTGCAACTGCTGCTGGTACTGCTGAAGTAGCAGGAACACTGACAACTTCTTCATCAGTTAATACTTCTGGTATTATCACTGCAGCAAACTTCTATGGTGATGGTTCAGGATTGACTGGTATTACTGCATCAGGAACTGGTGTTGTTATTCAGGAAGAAGGTAGTAATCTTGGAACAGCATCAACAATTAATTTTGTTGGTACATCTGTTACAGCAACCTTCAGTAGTGGTACAGCAACAATTAGTCTCACAGATAATGTTGGGACTGCTGGTACAGGAGCACTTGCTGGTATTGATACCACAGGTGATTCAGTTTTTACTAATATAAATGCGTCTGGAATTGTTACATCTTTAGGTGGATTTAGTGGTAATATCACAGGTACTGGTGCAACATTTACTTCAATCACTGGTGCTTTAACGGGGGATGTTACTGGTACTGCTTCATTAGCACAAGGATTATCTGGTTCACCTACCATAACGGTTACTGGTATTGGTGCTTCAAGTATTAATTCTACTGGTATTGTAACTGCTAGTGCATTCTATGGAGATGGATCTAATCTTACAGGTCTTGTATTTGGTGGTGGTACTGTATTCAGTGGTATTGTTACCTTCCAATCTAATGCGGAATGGGGAGAGAATGATAAGGCAGCGTTCGGTACAAATGCAGATCTTCAACTTTATAATGATGGTTCGGCATCATATGTGTCAGAGACAGGTACAGGAGATTTAATATTAAATTCAAACGGAACGAATATAAATCTTAAGTTTAATAATAGTGATCTTGCTGCTAAGTTCCAGATTGATGCAGGTATAGATCTCTACTATGATAATGTAAGTAAGATGGCAATCCTGAGTACAGGTGCTACTACTTACGGTACTCATAGAGCATCTGAATTTGTAGGTGGTGGTTCAGGTATAACTGGATTAAGTACATCACAACTTAGTGGATGGGAAAACATTCCAATTGGAATAGCAAGTAATACTAGTATTGTTACTAGTGGAATTATTACTGCTGCAGGTTTTAATGGTGCATATACTGGAGATGGATCTGCTTTAACTGGTATTGCTACACCAGGATATGTTGATGCTGCTGTTGCTGGTATCGTATCTTCAGCACCTGCAACTTTGGATACATTGAATGAATTAGCTGCAGCATTGGGAGACGATCCAAACTTCAGCACTTCAATGACCAATTTGATTGGTACAAAAGCATCTCTCGCTGGAGCAGCATTCACTGGAAATGTAACTTCTACAGGATATGTTAGTGCTGCGTCTACTGCTGGTATAGGTGGTAGGTTATATGCAAATGAGAGAGTTTATATTGGTCCTGATAATGCATTCCATTTATCTTATGCTACTGTAGGTAATCCTGTAACAGAAAGATATTGTTATATTGATGGTGGACATGCTTATGGTGATACTGTATTAAGAGTTAGACATACAAACGGTGGTAAAGTTGAGATTACTAATGCAGGTAATCTAAAGTCTGCTGTCTTTGATGGACAAGGATCTGCTGAACTCTACTATGGGGATGTTAAGCGTCTTGAAACTTCAAATACGGGTGCTAATGTTATAGGAATCCTTAGTGCAACAGGACAAATAAAGTCTGACACATTAGATGTTACTGGTAATATTTCTGGTGGTAGTTCTATAACTGCTGCGAATAAGTTCTATGGTAATCTTGTAGGTAATGTAACTGGTGATTTAACTGGTGGACTTATAGGTACAGGTGATATTGGTGCTACAAATATCAATGCTCTTGGTATAGGTACATTCCAGTCTGCTGAGATTAGGAATTTAAGATTAGGAACATATGGAACAAATAATATTTACGGTGTAGGTGGTCCTTTATATCTCGATTCAGAAGTTGCTCAAGTTGATATTGTTAATCATCTTAAGGTTAGTGGTATAGCAACCTTCCATAAAGATGCAGTATTTACTCAAGATGTTGTTGGTTTATCCAGTGCAAACTTTACTGGAATTGTTACAGCACAGAAGTTTGTTGGTGATGGTTCATTACTTACTGGTATAGGTGTTACTCTTGCTCTTAATGATCTAAGCAATGTTAATGCTGGAACACCAACTGATGGTCATGTTCTTAAGTGGGATAACTCTTCTGGTAAGTGGGTTGCTGCTGCTGATTTAACTGGTTCTGGTGGAGCAGGTATTGCATTGACATCATTGTCTGCATCTAACGCAGCACCTGCTGGTATTGCAACCTTTAATTATAATAATACAACTGGTGTATTTACATATACTCCTGTAGATCTCAGTAGTTATCTGACAAATTCAATTAGTCAGAATGTATCAATGAGTAATGGGTATACGTTTACCTACGACTCATCTGCTGTTGCTAGATTTGGTAGTGTTGGTGCAAGTAATTATGGTGATATATTCTGGGGTACTAATAATTCTACTACTGGACTTCATGTAATTAATAGTGATACTGATGGTGGTTTATATCTTACAAACAGTGGTACAGGTGGAGTATTCATTAGATTTAATGGTGAGAATCAAGCATCATTTATTCCTAATGGTGCAGCGAATCTGTTCTTTAATAATGTACTTAAGTTCTCTACAACTGAAGAAGGTATATCCATAGCAGGTGATACAGTATCAACTGGTGCTGCTAACTTTGCTGGAATTGTTACTTCTGTTGCTGGATTTAAGGGAGATCTTACAGGAACTGCAAGTTATGCAACCAATTGTGGAGTCGCAAGTACTTCAAACTATGCTACCAATGCATTGTCAGCAAATACTGCTGGTACTGCAGGTGGATTAACAGGTGATCCTTCAGTTACAGTTACACAATTAAATACTCTTGGTGATGCTTATGTTGGTGCTGGACGATCAATGTATGTTGGTGGTGTCCTAGGTGTTAGGGATAATGTTCAGATCACTGGTCAGTCTCCAATATTAAAATTAGAAGATGATCAATACTTTAAGAAGACTGCTACCTTCCATATGGATGGTAACACAAGTGATGGTTTAACTATTGGTCTTAGATTAGATAACAATGCATCTAACTTTAGAATTTGTGATGAAGGTAGTGGATCAATAGGAACTAGCTTCCTTAATATTACAGGTGGTAATCCAAGTAATGCTGACTACGGTAACGTAGGTATCAATAGTGCAATACCCAAGTATCAACTTGATGTTCATGGAGATGCTAGATTCACACAAGCAATTACGGGTAACTTAACTGGTAATGCAACAGGATTAAGTGGCACACCTACTATTGATGTTGCAAACGTAACTGCTGGTATTATAACTGCAAATAATTTTGTTGGTGATGGATCAGGATTAACTAATGTTACTGCTGCTGGATCTGGTGTTGTTATACAAGAAGAAGGATCTGCTGTTGGAACTGCAGCAACAGTTAACTTTGTTGGTACAGGTATAACTGCAACTATATCAGGTGGTGTTGCTAAAGTTGAGGTAACTCAAGATTGGGCAAACAAAGCAGGAATGGCAAATGATGTCGTTGATAATGCTAAGTTATATCTTGGTGATAGTACTGCTAGTAACCTATACGTAGATGGTAAGATTGGTATAGGAACTACATGGTCTAACACATACTCAATCAATGCTACTGGTAAGGCAAGATTCTATGGTGGACATATCTGGATGCCTTGGAATTCCAGTGGAAGTTTGGTCATGGAGAATGCCCATGATGCATATGCTGCTCTGTATACAAGTGGTAAGAATCATCTTGTTATACAAAATTCAGGTACATTAAGTATAGGTAGGACAACACCTGATGGTAATGCAGGGGTGTCTATTAATAGTTCAGTATCTATTGCTGGTTCTGTAACCTCTGCTAATACATTCTATGGTGATGGTTCTGGATTAACTGGAGTTACTGCTACTGGAACTGGTGTTGCTATTTGGGATGAGGGATCTGTTACTGGTACTGCTACTACACTTAATTTTGTAGGTGCTGGTATTACTGCAAGTGTTGCTTCTGGAACAGCAACTATTACAGTCACCAATGCTTCTCAGGGTTTATGGGAGACAGATGCTGCTGGTATTCATACCACATCTAAAGCAGGTATAGGTACTGATAAAGTTCAAGCATCTGCACAACTTCAAGTTGGTGCTACTTATGGTGTTCATTCTGGAGTTGGAACATTTGCTGGAACTGCTGGTACTCCTGCAGATTTAGATTCATTTAATAAATCAACTGATAACTTTAAGACTGCTGAGTATACATTGCATATTGGTTTTGGTACTTACATGCAATCGCAGAAAGTTCTTCTCATGCAAGATGGAACAAATACATATTCTAGTGAATATGCAGTAATGCATACACCAGGACAGGTAGTATCTGTTGGATCTACAATCTCTGGTAATGATGTTAAGTTACAAGCAACTCCTGTATCAGGAATCAATGGTTTAATTACTTACAGATTTGTAAGGGGAACACTGGTTTAAAGTATTATGTCGAAGAAGCGTTATGCCGTCGGATGTACTGCTCCAGATGATTGGAAGTACATTCATGAAGAGTTAAGTAAAGATGGTTCCTTAGAAGATAATATACCATCTGAAGCAATTACAGTAGATGATTTAAAAGAACATAGTGCAACTAGAGCAGTTTATATGCTCACAGATGAGGAAGCAGAGGATGTTAAAAAACATCCTAAAGTTTTATATGTAAACTTAGCACAGGAAGATTACTCTCCTCCTGCTGATGAGTTAATGTCGGATCAGACATTTAGATATGCACAAACAGTAAAGAACCATAGAGATTATTATGAATTACCTTCCACACCTGATGATACTGATCTGAGACGTACAGGGTTTCAACTTTATAGACATTCACAATTAGATGATCCTTGGCCTCATACTTCTACTGGAGATAATACAGTTTTAAATAATAGAATTTTGCATGAGGGTGATGGTAGAGATGTTGATCTTATTGTATGTGATGAAGGATGTTGGTTTGGTCATGTAGAATTTCAAACTGATAGTAATGGTGGTGGACCTGATAATTACATAGATGGTAATGTATTAACTAGAAGTGGTATATCAACTACTAGTGGTACATGTGACCTATGTGATTTAATTTTAGAAGCACCGTACTATCTTGACCCAGACTTTTTTAATGCATCTCCAAGTACTAGATTAGAGACTAGATGGGATGGAACTACTGTTCCTGTTGAGTCAGTAGCAAGGAACTGGTGGAGATTTAGTAGTGCATCATATCGTTCAGTTGGATTCTCTACATTTGGAACTGCAAATGTAAGTACAAGTTATAGTAGGATTAGATGTAATGGTACAAATGATTCTCTAGCAACCAATGGAAGTTATCATGGCACACAATGTATGGGTGCTAGTTGTGGTAGGACACAGGGTTGGGCATTCAATGCTAACAAATGGAATTTAAATTTATATGGT